TACTGGAAAAATGACTGACCAGAGCTTAACGAGTAAGGAGCACTAAAGTTTGGAGTACCAACAGTAAAGCTGTTCGTTCCAGCGAATGGAACCGAACGGTCTAAACCGCTAGGATGAAAACTAGGCTTCATGCCAAAGGGTTGAAATACTGTAGACATAGTCTATTTATCCTTTGTTTTTTTTGAAGATTGTTATTGAAAACGAATGTTTTTATTATTCGCTCTTGCGGTTTCTTTTTCCATTTCCAGTGTGCCACCTTCCAAGACTGAACGCCCGCCCTTATTACCCAAAGCAGTATCACGTACGCTAGCAGTGATATTTTTTTGGTGCTCGAGTGGATCCTCGAGGTGGAGCATACGCATTACTTCTTGGTAAATGTCTTCTGGTAACTTAAAGAGAACCATTTCATTACAACTAATACAGCCTTCAAACTTGCCTGCGTTCATTTTGCCTAGTCCTTCAAAGCCTTTACCTAAATCACTAGCTTTAACTGGCTCATAACCCAATGCCATACGTTTGTCGATACTGTCGTAAGTATTGGTTGTTGACAACCAACACAAGTGAAATCCCGGAATAATACCGCCGGGTAAATCTGGCAACGCACTATTTGCCCACTTGTCTCTAAACGCATCAAGGCGTTCACGACGTGCTTTACTGTCTGGATCCGTAACTTCTGTACGGGTCATTACTTCTTGTGCTCTGTCGGCCAACCGGTCGTCTAAGTCACGTTTTATTCTTGTATTTGCCATTTTGTTTATCCTTTATTAGCGCGGTCATACGATGCGTATGCCCGGATCATTTTGTTTCGTTTTTCTACATTGTCCCAGGAACCAGAATCTTTAATTGCTTGAACACGCTCAGGGCTTAATACGATTGTGTTCTTGTTTGTGCTGGTTGCACCTGCTACTCGACTAGAGGCCGTTGGGCCAGCTGATCGTCTTGTGTTTGAACCACCCTTGCTGGTATAGCGGTGTGGTAAACGGGACTGTAAACGATTATCTAACTCTTCCCAGTACTCAGAATCACTAGGATCCCAACCATCTGAGGCAAGTTCTTGATCTATTACTTTGGCAATTCTACTATCTGTGTCTCGAGCCTGCGGGTCATACCAAGAGTTCTTCTTTAACCACTGAGTGGCATTTCTTTGTACTTCAGAAGACATCTCATTTGGCACATTTTGTCTAGGTGCCTTGGCCTGCTCAAGCTGTTGTTTTTTGTAATGCTGAGCTTGGTTAAGACGTTGCTTAGCGTCTGTTAACTGCTCTAAATACTCTACTTGAGATTCTGCGTCGTTGCTTTGAGCAGCTTGCAACATCTTCATCTTTGCATACTCAACTCGGGTAGCCTCATCCTCAATGGCTTTATCGATTTGTGCAAACTGGTATGACGCTGCGGTGTTTTCTACTGCTGCCAAACGTCTGGCTAATTCTTCATTTCGTTTCTCAAGCGCACTAATTTTGTGTTTAGATGACGCCTCACGCTGCTTAGATAGTTCTTTCTTTAATCTACGCTCTTCACGTCTAGCTTCACGAATTTTTTCGCGTTCATCTTCAGATTCGTCTGCGTTGTCTTCTGCATCATCTGCATCTTCTTGCGCATCTTCTTCTGATTGCTCGTCAGCAGCTTCTACTTTGCCACCTTCTTTGTGTTCTTCTTCATCGAAATCTTCTGGAGTTTCGATTTTGGCTAGAACGGAGCCATCTGCTTGTTCCTTGATAGGAACGTCTTTCTTTTCATTATCTGCCATGCTATGCTTTCTTTTTTACAAAAGTTAATCTACAAACGATTTCATTTTCTGCGCATATTCAAACGACTTAATGCGAGAAATGATTTCACGCGCCTGCAACGTAATAAAGACCACTGGTGATCCTTCGTCGTCTGGCTGTACAACAAACCGATCGCCGCCGTATTTAATGGTGCGAACTAGGTCACCTTCTTTACACCAAGGACCTTCGATCCATGGGGTTAAGTCTTCTGGTGATTTGTATGCTAAAGGTCCAATTTGGATTACTTTAGCCACGGTCTCGTTGAAACGTAACGTCTGTCTGGTTTCATCAACTAAAATGATTCCGCCCTTGCTGGTGCTTTTTTCCCTGCGTAATTGCACAAGTACTCTGTCTCCAGCAACATCTAAACCTGGGTCAATCTCGGGAAAACACTCCGATTCTGATCTTAAATCTGGTTCATCTTTACTTCTACTATCAAATGCGTACGCTGCCATTCGGCTGCTCTCCTTAACCTTTACAGGTCTTCTTCGTCTTCCGTCAATATTTCGTTAATAATGTCAAGTACCATCTTAAATCCTTCATGTCTGCCAACTAAACGTTGATAGTCATCAAATGAATTGACATTCATTCCAGCTGTGACGGTTTCAGCTATTGAATTTTGCTCAGTCTTTACACGACCGATAATTTCACTAATAAAGTCTTTCATACTCACATTAATGCAATATTGTGAATATTTCCGCCCTAAATTGCTTAATAAAAGTTGCCGCCGCCGATGTCGTTAAGGTTTTTATCTGGTCCAACTTTGCTAGAACGGGCTGGTTTGCCTTTTACTGCGTTATTAGGGCGCTGTGAGCCAGATGGGCCTGCGTCAATGGTTTTTTCGCCGGGACCGCCACCAAAGCCTTGAGCTCCAGTTTGTTTGTAAGTCTGGCGAAAACCTAATTCGCCTTCTTGTTTTTTATTTGCCATTTAGATTGCTCCTGTTGGGGGTGTTGTTGGTGGTTGTGCTGCTGCTTGCTGTAGTGCTTGCTGATGTTGTTGATCGTTTTGCTGCATAGTTGCAGCGTGTTCTAAGCCAGTTTGTTGAGCTTGCTGCTGGGCTTGCTGCTCTGCCTGTGTGGCCTGTTGTTGGGCTGAAATTTGAGCCTGAACCTGCTGTGCCTGTTGCTGAAACGCTTGTTGTTCAATTTCTAGGCCGTGCTGGCGAATGTCTTGCTGGGCTGCGTGTGATGCTTCTAGGGCTGTTTGGTTCTGTTCATGGGCCATAGCCATCTGATCTGCGCCTAACTGGGCGCCAGCGTTGATTGAGGCCACACGTTCACGCGAGGCGTTGTTAATGTCTGCCATTGCAATCTGCGTGGCGTTCTTGTTAGCGTCAATGCTTGACTGGGTGTGGTACTTAGTCTGAAGTTCTTGTACTTTTTGCTGTAACTCAGCAATTTTAAGCTGGTAAGTCTGTTGATCTTTTTGATTTTCAAGCTGCATACGCGCTTGGGACTCAGCTTGTTTGCGCTGCGTTTCAGCCATTTGCGTTTTAAGAATAACACTAGCAGTAGGATCGGCTTCAGCAGCTTGTTGTTGTTGGGCTTGTTGGGCTTGCTGTACTTTTTGTGCTAATCCTTGGATTTGCTGCACAAACGGTGCCATGGTTTGCTGCGAATCTTGATTTACCAACTGCGATGCAATAGCTAGTGCTTGCTGTGCCTCTTGATCCAACGGTTTTTCTTGATGTAGTTCCAAAGTATCGCGGCCACCCTGTGCTTCGGCCACATAAGCACGCATGGACTGCAGATAATGCAATGTCAGATGCTGCTTGATGTGTTCCAAAGCCTGGGGCGCGAAAACTGGGCCAATTACGGGGTTTGCACCGTAAGCTGGATTATTAGCGTATTCTAAATGAATCTTAATATGCGCAATGTGGTCTTGGTCAGGGTAGGCTGCAGCAGCTCTTCCCATAGTCATCGACACATTTTCTAACGCTGGGTTAGATTCTTTAGCACCCAACGGATTTGGTAGTACCTCATCAATTGCTGGGATTTTAAGTTGACCTAAAACACGACGATACACCGCACGAATGTTGAACATTCCAGGGGGCGCACTGGTTGCCATTTGTAACAGCGCTTGGTTTTGTGCAAGACGTTGTGTTTCAGAAAAAATATTTGGATCGGATACTGGTCTTACGTCGTTGTTGTAAGCAAAATCACGAACTTCAACCTCGGTACCAGACTGGTTGTCCATGTCCTGTAAGTACCAGTGGTTTAACCTAGAGATAATTGCTAATGACTTAGCCTGACTACGATGCAGGCGTGCATGAATGCTTGAGAATACTTTAGCACCCTGCTCAATCAATGCCTGAGTTGTGCCGACTGGCATGTTGCTAGTGGCATCACCAATCTTTTCTTCAGATGTAGTAACTACACCCTTAGCTGCGTCTGTTAACCATCCAAGTAAATTAAACAACACACTTGATGGTGGGTTAAACGGCATTGGCATTGCAATCTTA